CTAAAAGTTTTCCTTGGTAAGCTTCTTTTCCTTCAGCCATACGAGAGGCATGCATAAGCTGTGCTTCTGACATTGCCATTTTCGTTTTCTGCTTGTTAGCATAAATTTTACTACCAGCAGAAACGGCTAATTTAATTGCCGATAACCACATAATTTAGTACCAAGTTGCTTCTTTTTTCTTTTCAGCTAACATTCTTTTAGTTCCTCTAACCTTTTCCTTGTCTCCAGTAGGAATATAGTTAACAGAACCATTAGATGTAGTCTTGGATCTAGGATCAATTTCCAAATTTTGTTCTGGAATTTTGATTTCCGTTGATTTTTTATAATTTATCATAATATTTTCTCCTTAACATTAATCGTCGTTCATTACAACAGCTGCTTGATCAATTCCTGACTTTGCAAGACTGACTCCAGCTCGTAATTTTGCTAAATCTTCGTTTTGTTCCATTTTTTCTTCTGCAATATCGCCTGCTTGCATCAATCTAGCTTTAGCAATATCGTTTTGAGCTTTATCATAGTCTTTTTTACGCTCATTTTCCATTGCACGTAAGTCAACTTCACGTGATTTTAGTTTTAGAAGGGGATCACCATCAAATTGTGATGTTATTTTGTTTTCTTCCTTCATAAAATCTTCTGTCATTTCAGAAATTAGCACAGCTTTTCGTGCTTCTACTTGTTGAGTCATCTGTTGTAGCTGTTGAGCTACGTTAGGATCTTGTGCAGCTGACATTTGCATCTGTTGCATCTGTTGTAACTGCTCTCTAAACTCTAATTGTATCTGTTCTTGTGCCATCAATGATATATGCTCCAAAATATTTTTCTGTATTGCACCCATAACTGCAGGATTATTTCTAACCATGTTAGTTGCCATAAAATTTAAGTGAGCTGTAATGTGTGCTTGGTGATCTTGACCAGGAAAAGCTTGAAAAGGTTTACCAGCTAACGCATCAATGTGTTCTAATGATGGATCTTTTGGTGCAGTTGGTGCTGGTGGAGGTAAAATTGCATCTACATTTTTTACACCGATCGCTTCATACATATTTCTGTATACTTGATACAGGTTATGTAATTGTGGATTTGATGTTGCAAGTTGTAATTCTGTTTGTGCCATTGTAATTCTCTGACTCATTGAGAATATATTAGGATCAGCTACAGGAACTACATCTATTCTGTCATCAAAATCTGCTTGCTTAATTGTTCTTGCACCACCAACTACATCATACGGATATTCTGGTGGTAAATATTGTGAAACAACTTTAGATAATAATTTAAATTCTTGTTTCATACCTGCATATAATCTTTTGTGAATTGCAGACATGACTCTTGAACCACGTTCTAGTAATGCAATTGTTGTACCAACAGCTGCATTTTGTTTTGTGTCACCAACTTGCATATCAGCTATTGCTGCAAATCTTTGACCTGCTTGAACTACAACACCTAACAATTGTAATAACGTAGGTGATGGTTCTTTGTATGGTAATGGAAAAAATGCATCTCGTAAATTACCGCCTGGTGCATCTACATCTTTAAATTCACCTGGTTGTATTGGAGCTGCTTCATCTCTAACTCTAACGCCTCTCTGTTTAAATCCAGCAGGTAAGTTTGCTAATGTACCTGCGTCTAATAATTGACGGAGAGCAGAAGTTGCAGTTCTGCTCAATCCGCCAATCATGTGAATGAGTCCAAAGCCATAAAATCCTAGTCCTGGCAGAAATTTGAAGTGGACGAAATATTGGATCTTATTTTTCTTAGGCTCATTGGGCGCATAGTTTCTCCGTATGGAGAGAACTAATCGGCTGCCTTCTTCTACAGTTACTATGTAGGGCAATTTTATTCCTGTAGGCTGACCTTCTGCATCAACCTCTTCGAAACCTTCTAAATCTAAATTTACATGACACTCTAATAAATTGTAAACTGGTTCTTGTTTACCAGTTTTTTTAGTGCCATCTAATTCACGTTCTTTTTTTTCTAATTCATTATCTGTTACTGAACCTGGAGGACCTAATTCTACATCTCTATAAAAACCACCTACTTGTTGTTTTCTCAACTCATTCTCAGAGATTTTTACAGTATGTATTATTGATTCCGCATCATCCAAACTTGTTGCTGTATATGGTACAACTAATTCATCTGCAGGTACAAACTTAGACACAACTCTTCCCATGTTTGTATCGTAGTAAACTTTTTTAAATGTTGATCCTGCAAGAGGTAAATGAAATAACATAGAATCAAACTCAGGTTCATACTCTTTCATTTGATCCATAATTAAATAATTTAAATAATCTTTAACACGTTGTGATTGTTGTTCTGTTGCTGGATTCTTTGCTCCTATCACTTGTGTTCTGACTGGTCCGTCAGCTGGTAATAATTCTTTGTAAGCTTGTGCTTGAAATTGAGTTACTGCTTCTGCAAGAACTGGGTGTGTTGCACCTGAAGCTCCTTGAAATGGTTCTGATCTATTTTCATATTTAAAACCTAGAAGATCTAAACCTTGTGTGTAAGATTGCTCCCATTCTTTTCTTGATGCTTTATAATCTAAATAATTTGAAACTAAATCTGAACCGATTGGTGATAAAATTTCATCTGGTAAAATATCTGCTAGATTATCAAAATGAGATTCTGTACCCGGTACATTGATTGCACCTGGCTCAAAATTTAATGTAACACCACCATCTTCTTCTGGTGTAACTTCTACTGGATTTTGTTCTACTGTTTCCTGAACATTAACGTCAGCGATATCTTCTGGTTTGATCTCTACTTCAGCTCTTGTGTTCGGGAGTCCTTTATCTATATCTGCCATTTATACTCCTAAAGTTTCTTAACACGTTTAATTAACGAAGGCAACCCTTGTGAGTTAGGTCCTTTTTCTGGTGGTGGGCCTGACTTATCTCCTATCAATCCACCATCTTTTGCACCTTCAAATGCTAGAGCTTCTTGTTGAGCTCTTAGTTGTTGTCTTTGTTCTGGTGACATTGCTTTTAGTTCACCTATTCTTTTTTTAGTATATTTTCCTGCTTGATACAAACCTTCTGCACCTAATGATGCAATGCCAAGTGGTGATGCTATTCTTGCAGCTCTTGCTGCCATAGTAGGTGTTAAACCTAAATTAGCAATTCTCTGTCCAACTGATCCTAACTTTGCAGCTTGCTTTACAAGAGCTGGTGCAAACGCAGCTTCTGCAGCAATACTTGCTCTATCGATCGAGGATCTTGGATCAACGCCAAACCCTGCATTCAACAATACAGCTCCTGCTGGTGTTGGAATTTGTTTAAAAGCTTCTTTTAAAATACCTGGATTAAAAAAAGGGTTTGCTCCTAACTCAATACCTCCAGCCTGTTTAACTCTTTTGGTAAGTCCTGGTGCAATTCTTTTAGTCATATCTACTAAAGTTTCTCTTTGACCATATGGTGTGTTCTTTAATCTTACTTCTAAAGTAGGAGGAACTTTATTTAAATATTCTTTTACAGCTTTTCGTTGTTCACCAAAAGTTTTTGCACTTTTAAATTGTTTATTAAACCTAGTTCTAAAAGCGTTCTCTTGCATATTTTCAGTAGCAACTGCAAACTGCACGTTAAAAGCATTTTGTCCTCTTCCCGCTGTATGGTGAATATGCATTGGAGAAAATACAGCTCGATTAGTTGCACTAGTTGGATCATATGCTTTATTTACTTTTGCATTAAACGCATCTCTAAGATCTTTGTTTTCTTGTATAAATCTTTTCTTTTCATACTCACCTAAAGTTTTTTTAGAATCAGTCCCATAAATATCTTGTGTATCATCAATATGTTTTAAAACATTATCATATGTAATTACTTTTGGTTTTTTAGTTTTAGGGTCAATAATATTTGTATCAATAAGTTTTACCTCTTTTGTTTTTGGAATACTAGATGGTCTTTTTTCATTTGGATTTTTAAATTTAATGTGAGAGTTTTGTAAATTGCCGCTTTGATAACGTAAAGCGTTTTCAACTAAATCTCTATATAACAATCCCTTTGGATTTAATTCTGTGGGAACTAAACCAAACATTCTTTTTTGATTATATTTTCTTTTACTTTCTCTTAATGCTTCAAGACGTTTAGGGTCGGCTTTAATTTTTTCTAAATTTTCTTTTGCTTTTGTTCTTTTACGTTCTAGCAAAGCTTCTTCCCCAAATTTTTTAATAAAACTTTCATCACCTCTTTTTCTTAAAACTCTTTTTCTTACTTCAGCAGGAGTTCCTTTTGTGCTTACATTTAATCTTTTTGCTTCTTCTTTAATAAACTTATCTGTAAATCTTTGTCCTGTTCCAGTTAAAGCTTTACTCTCCAAACCTAACCTTTGTCTTCTAGTTGCAATTGTTTCTACGCTTAATGGTTTATCACCAAAGGCTTTATAACCTTTATTATTTAAATATTCTAAAAATTCTTTATCTGTTCCAGAAACTTTTGGTTTAAATAGTTTGTATTCTTTTTTAATTGCTTCATCACTTAAATAATTTTTGTTTTTTAATTTAGTAGCTTCTTTTGCTTTTTCAGCTTTAACTAAATAATTTGGTTTTTTATTTGGAAGTTCTTTTATATCAGGTCGTTCTTCTGAGATAATTGTATCTGCTGTTTTTCTATCAATATTATATTTATCTGCTAAATCTTTTACAAAACCTTTATATCTTTCAGACCCTTTAAATTTATTTATCTCTTTTCTAAACCCAGCAGTATCACCAATGTTTCTAGGATTTTTAGTTGCAATGCCTGCTCGTCTTCTTCTTGTTTCAATAGCACCAACACTAAGGTCTGTTTTATATTTTTTATTTAAAAAATTAGTAAAATCTCTATCTGAACTACCTTTAAATTTACTATATTCTTTTTTAAAAGTTTCTAAAGGTATCGTACCTTCAGCAAGTTCCATACGTCCACCATCAGCTTTTGGATTACGTTTATTAAACTCGTTAAACGCTTCTGTTTGTTCTACGTCTTGTCTGATTGGTGGTTGTGAAACTTCGTCTGCTGTTTTTAATTGACCAGTATTAATAAGATCTGATATTTTTTTATCAGGTGTTTTTCGAGTCAGATGACCCATCATAATTCTGTATGCTTTTAATCCTAGGGTCATTATTCACCTAACATATACGCAAGTCCACCTGCAGCTTTTTTAATTGGTGGTGCATCACCTGTTGCTTCTTTGATAATTTCTGAAGCATCATCAATACCTTCTTCAACATCTTTTAATTTACCTTCTTGATCTGGTCTAATAGTAAGTTCTTCATACTCATCTGCTACCATTCCATCTTCTGTAGCTCCACCTTTTTTATATCTCATAGATTCTTCTTTATAACCAAAAGGACCTTGATCAGTTTTTTTAGTTATAATCATTTCGCCCGGCTCACCAAATGCATTTTCTTTTAACTCATAATCTTTATAGACATAAGTTCTTTCAACTCTAGGGTCTGCTGTTACATCATCAACAGATTTACCAAATCTTCTAATCTTATCCATCAACGCGAAAAAATATTCAGGTGCTTTAGTTACAGTTTCTTTTACTGTCTCTGCAACTGGTTCAATGTTTTTTCCTAAAGTCATTAACCCAGTTTTAGCTGCACCGATACCTGCACCAACTGCTCCTACAGTTTTTAAAAATGCTCTACGTGCTTTGTCAATAGAACCTAATTTATAACCAATACGTCCACCGTTTGCCATAAACTGATTATATCTTTCAACACCCATATCATCAATTGCATCTTGTTCCGATGAATATCTTTTACCATCAATCATCATTCCACGTGACGCATCGGGATCTGGCTCTGCAAAATCATATATTCCAGATTTAAATTTTGATTGACCCGCACCAAAAATACCTCCGCCTGTATCATAAGTTCCTTTGGGATTAAAATAAATTCCTGAGTTAGGGTTTAACATCATAGTTCTTCTTAAACCTTCTTGATATTGAGCAAATTGTTCAGCAGGTGTTTTAAAAAATTTTTCCATTGCAAGTGGATTTGTGCTACCGCTCATAGGACCCATAAGACCGGGACCTCCAGCAAGAGGTGGTGGTGCCATCATTCCCATATCCCCAAAATTTTTTCGTAAAGTATTAAAATAGGATATAGCTTTAATTTGTTCTGGTTCTAAACCCATGTTTGAAGCTGCACCATATTTTTGTGCTTCGTTCATTGCTAAGTTAGGATTATATAAATTATATTCAGTTGGTTTTCTTCCATACATTTCTCTTAATTGACCTATTTCTAATCCTTGGGTTTTACTTCCTTTACGTATTCTTTCATTTATGTTTCGTTGAATTTGATTTAACTTAGTATTCTGTTCTAATGTATTTTGCATTCTTTCATCTACTTTAGGAGAACCATCTTGATAGCCAATACGACCACCGTCTGCTTTTTTATCTGGGTCTTTTATTGGTACAACATTTTTATTTTTTAAAGCTTCCTCTGCTTCTTTTCTTCTTTGTTGAACACTCTTAGGTCCTTTTTCAGTTGTCTTAACTAAATCAGAAAATGGATTATCTGTTTTCATTAATTCTTCTTTTAAACGTTTTGCACTTGGTTCACCTCTTGGGTGCTTACCTGTTCTTTGTATTTCTAATATCTCTTCAAATGTTTCATCACCATAAAGTTTCATTCCTAATTGATCTTCCATCATAGATTTTGTTCTTTGAGCTCCTGGTGATTTTAATGCATCAACCATCTCTTGACCTTTACCTGGTCCTTTGGCTGCATCATAAGTTTCTTTAATTCTTGCACCAAACTCTGGTGAATCTTGAATCTGTTTACCACCCATGATACCTTTTGATGTATCAATAACTTTACCTTCCATGTCGACAACTTTATTCAAGTCCTCAACTCTTCGCACTGCTTCTTGTTGAATTTTTATTTTCTCCAAGCCGCTTGGATCACGGCCCATCATTTTCTTGAAACCTTTTGTAAGTTGCATTATCGCTTCTGCAACGCTCATGCCTACTCTAATTGCCATTAGTAATAATTCCTTTTAGGTTTTTCTGCCTGTTCATCTATATAATCCTCTGGGTGTTTAATTAGACCGCCCTGTCTAAAACGCATGATCGCTTGTGTTGTCGAGTCCACTAGGTCGTCATGATCACCAAATGGAAATGCTGCACACTCCTCGATAACTTCCTCTGCAAATTTTTGCTCAGGAGCCCATATCATACCAGATTCAAACAAAGGTGCAACAGCATTTACACGTGCATGCTTATCGTTTCCTCTGCTGGGTGTAAAGTTAACAACAGGTATATCCATCTGTCTAAGTTCTGCAGTTAGAGGTAAACCAGAAGCTTTTGCCTCTACAATAACAGATTCTGGTTGCCAATATTTATATTGCTCTAATGCTAAACGCCGGAGTTCAGGGAACTCGTATCGTCCTTTTATAGCATCAAGAAGCAATAAATTAGCTCCTTCATCCTCTGACGGATAGAATATACCCCATGTTGTTATTGCACTATAATCAGCTGTCTCCTTTTTTAAAAACGCGGTATCGTAAGATTGTATGACATGATACAATGGCGGAATATCTTCTTTGTTATAGGTTCGCCACCATTCTCGTTTGAGTATTGCTCCTTCTTCACTAGTTGGTCTTTGCATCCATTGTGCATTCCATTTACCAACCGGTAGAGTTGCTTTTACTTTCTCTAATTCATCTAACTTCCAATATTCAGGCCATACTGGTTTGGGCTTTGTTTCGTGGTCCATGATTGCTGGGAATTCGACCACGTCCCATTGATCAGCTTTTGCTTCTGTTTGAGCTTTTAATAACATTCCTGTTAAATCTTTTGTACTCCATCTAGTCATAACCAAGACTATCTTTGCTCCTGGCTGTAAACGTTGACGTGGACCTGATGTATACCACTCGTAAGCTGACTCCATGGCTGTTGCTGACATTGCGTCTTGCTCCGAGTGCGGGTCATCTATGATTAAAAGATCAGCACCACGACCTGTTATTGCTCCACCAACACCGGCGGCGAAGTATTCACCTCCTTGTGCCGTTTCCCAACGACCAGCTGCTTTACTATCTTCTTGTAGAGTTGTTTTAAAAACTTTTGAATATTCTTCACTATCAATTAGGTTCTTGGCTTTCCTACCAAACCTAACGGCGAGTTCTCCTGTGTGAGTTGCTTGAATGATCTTGAGCCTTGGTTCACGGCCCACCATCCATGCTGGCAAGAGATAAGATGCAAATTCTGATTTTGTATGTCTGGGCGGCATGTTCACTATCAAACGATTTATTTCGCCGGTAGCAAGTTTATTAAATTTTTCTGCTATGTGCCTGTGATGGGACCCCTCTACAAATTCTGGCCAAACGCATTTTACAAAAGACAAGAAGTCATTTTTAGCTTTGCTCTGTATCTTTTTTTCTGCATGTAATATTTTTAGTTGTTTAAAAGTTTTACGTACGTCTGCAGGTAGTTTACTTATATCTATATTATTCAATTCCATAAAAATTTTTAAAAAATTTTTTGCACCCCTTAAAGTGATGAAAATGTTTTTACCAGGGATAACTGTCTAAATCAAGCAATATAACCTGAAGTAGTGGGACCCCTTGCTGTAAGTTCGGGTATCGATATATATAATAAAAAGATTTTTGGTTTTTGTTTAGGATCCCTGGCCCTACGGGCCAGGGAGAGAGAGTTAATCTAGTAAGACCATGTAAGCTTTAGCATTGTGTTTTGTAAACCATTCGATATCGGCTCGTACCTTATCCCACAGTTTAGATACACCATCCACGCCTGCTGCTTTGTCTTCTAGTGTTGCGGCTAGTTCATTAATAAATAATCTATCATGAATCTTAGCCTCTTCTTTTGTTAGCATAACAGATTCGCCATTGAATCTGTTCTTTCTTTCTTCTGTTCTTTCTGTTGTCATATCCTGGATCATATGGGATAAATCAATCATTGTCAAGTCCTTTCTTCAATGGTCCATTGATTATAATACCTTGATGAATCTTTTACAGGGTCCTTGATCGGTGTTTCAAGAGGCTCTCGTCTTGGCTCTAGTTGTAACATTGCTTGACCATGTTTATTAACAAAGTTCATTAAACAACTTTGACTACAAAAGTATGCCCATATACTACCACCCTCTAAACCAAATGGTCTAATATAATGATTAGTGTTAACCTTTCTAGTTCTTAATACTTTGTTTCCTTTGCTACCTCGCACTCGGTCCTGTGTATGAGATTTATGGCAACTTGGACCATGGCACCAATTAAAATTACTCATTTGTTGTGTCCCTTTCATTATTTAGTTTTTGTAATTCTACATAAAAACCATAATGGAAAGTTTCTAAATCTTCATTGCAATAATTATGCCAAGCTTTCTTGATTTCATCATAATCAAATTGTGTTGAGTTATACATTATGCCCTCGCTTTCCAATGTCCTGTCGCACATCTATAATCGTGCTTATCACAATCATAATAAACATAATATTCTTTACCTTGTTTGTTTGTTTTGATTTGGGATTTCTCGTCGTGTTTCCCTCGTCTTGTTATGTGTGATTTGTATTTGTTACACCAATAAGTAATATAACCTATTGTATCTTTTGGTAGTTCATTATTAGTCATTTGTATTTCTCTCTTTCTGTACCTATCCTATATTAAATAGGATAGGTTGTCAATAACTTAATTTACACTTTCTGCATTATTATTTTCGTATAATAACCTCGCTTTTATTTTATCTGCTCTTGATTGATTTTTGTTCTTCATTCCCTTAATTCTTTCTGCAAGATTTTTAGGATTGTAAATAACTAAACCTGTACTATTAGTTCTAATTATTTCTGCGTCAGTAATATTTAAACCAAGTTCAGTACAAAGTTCTAGTGCCTCGTCTAAATATTTATAACCTTTTAAACCAAGTTTAATTTCTTTCATCTGGTCTAAAATAGAGTTAATCCATTTGTGATGTGCAATAACAAATTGACCTTTTGCCTGTTTCCAAGAAATTAAAAAGTTAAACTCTTGTTCAGTACAAGCAATAGACCTATCTCTACAATAATCTCTACCAATTAAATCTAATTGATATTTCTCATTCCATTGTTTGCCATAACCACTATCATCATTACCAAGATATTTATTGTTATTGTCAACATATTTTGTTTTGTGTGGGTTGTTGTCTTTGCCCTCTTGTTCAATCAAAATATCTGGGTTGCAATCTTCCTGTGCTTTTAGTTCATCACGAAATAAAGCATAACCATAATCATTGTCATTTGAATAAGAAAAATTGCTTTCAATATCAATAGTACCATTTAATCTAAAATCAAAATGTTTCTCAATGGTACTTGGAACAATCTTAACATTGTTATCATAATCTCGTTCCTCTTTCTCGCCCATATAATGAAAATGAAAACAACTATCTTTTGCAATAGTATTTACATTTTCAAATTTATTTTGTAGATACCAAGCTTTCTCAACATCTTCATCTGTATAATGTCGTCTAACTATTTGTTCAGCAACTTTCCACGCATTGTCATTTAAGTCAATCTGATTTGCTTTCAGTTCATCATACTTTTGTTTTTCTTGCGTGTCCTCTTGTTCAAGGTGTACCCTCATTCTATTTGCTATCTTGTTTCGGTATTCTTGATTTAGTCTTAATCTAGTCATTTTTCCTCT